AGGGTCCAATCGAATCTGGTTCAACAGGATGACCGTCATGTTGTAATCTTCCGCCCACTGAGCAAGCAGTGGATAATACTGACTGGTGCTTTGAGCCAACATCAGCTTGTCACGCATGTTGTGTGTTCCAACTTTGCGACGTTCGCCTTTGTCGTCGTACAGAACGCTGTGTGGAATCATTGCTGGAACTGAGTCGAACACCCAAACAAGAGGCGCTTCGGGTGGAATCAGCTTTTTCTTTCGGACGATCTCACAGAACTGCACCGCCATATCGACCGACTCTTCAAAAGTCTTTGGGCGAATGTAGCGAAACTTTGAACTGTGGTCGTTTAGTCCGAGTGTCTTGGCAAAGTCCAGTTTGAATGACCGTTCGTGGTCACTGAATCCCGCAATGCCGCCCTGTTTCTGTGCAGCAGCCATCAGCATTGTTGAGATAAAAGTCTTGCCCGAAGAGGCCGGCCCAAATATCTCAATCATTCGCCCAACCGCTGCGCCCTGATCGTAGTATCCCGACAAAATCTTGTTTAACTCAGGAAGACCCGTATCCAAATACGTTCTAATATCCGCTTCCTTTGCATTCTCGCCAAATAGCGAATCCAGTGAACTGGCCAAATCGTCTGCTATGCTCATGCCGCACCTCCAAATACTCTTTTCCAATTGTCCAAGTTGCTATAAATTGACGACATATTTAACTCCATCACAATGTCAGCGAACTCGTCCCAGTCTTTGCTCTTCGGTCGATCAATTTCTAGGTTTGCCTGAATGTCTTTATCACGATCACCCGATGACAAATCCATGATCGCCATGTTTCGCTTGAAAAGATCAAGTCCTGCCCCTGTGCAAAAATCATTTAACGCTTTGACCATCCGCGCTTTGACCATCTCTTCCGCCAGATTGTCGTTGTTAAATCCACCGAGTTCGGCGTGCTTGGCGAGCATCTTCTCCACTGAACCGAAGTGACGCATAATCAATCCTGCACTCTTCCCTCCAATGCGGCCGACACCCTTGATGTTGTCCGAATTGTCGCCTTGAAGTGCTTTCGCCTGAACGAACTGGCCTGTCGTTTGAAACCCTGTAAACTCTTCAAAAGTGACACGATTGCACTGGCGCTCGATGCGCTCTCTTGGATCAAACCAGTCGGTCTGTAGATTGATAAGTTGCAACCAATCTTTGTCACCTGTGCATAGACGAACCTTACGGTTGGCCGAGTTCAAGCGTCTTGTCAGGAATCCCGCAATATCGTCAGCTTCATAGCCTTTTGAGACCATCTGCGTAACACCCAACGCTCGCAGGGCTTTCTTTAAGATGGGTCGTTGCGCTGCGATCTTTTCCCTATTGAGCAACTTGACAGGATCATCGGTTCGCTTTCCTTTGTAATCAGGATAAAGATCAATACGAAACTGAGCGCGGTCATCCCAAAGCATAACTACGTTGGTGAAGTTGCACTCTCGTTGCATTGTCGAACGGATGGTTTTAAGTGTTTGATAGATGGCCTGAACTTCCATGCCGTTAGCGATCAGAGGCGTTGTCGCCTGTGAAGCGTAGACAAGACTGTTGGCATCAAAAACTAGGTAGTCTTTCATGTGAACCTCGATGATGTATGTTGGGGATTAAAAAGGGGCTGTTAAGCCCCTTTTTGTGTTAGCTGATTTCGGCCAACAAAGCCTCAATATCTTCATCATCTGTTTCAAAAGGCGCATCATCCGCTCCAAGAGCTGGCTCTGCGACCTTTGCAACAACTGGTTCAACTGCTTTAGGCACTTCAATCTCTAGGACGTCACCATCTTCGATTTCGTCCATATCGTCCGAGCCCAATGAAGCGGCTAGAGAGCGACTGGCCGGAACTGCCCCAGCCGGAGGAAGAACGCCAATCACCGCGCCGATTTTATTCATCGCCATGCGTAGCTTTTCCTCTGACTCTTGCTTAACCATAGAGTTCAGGTCAACCAAGCGAGTCAGAACATCCTCTGCGACCGCTGCGCTGGTTCGCGTTGGCATCAACGTGTACTTCGTGTCGAAGCCAGAACCAGTGCGTGTCACCTTAATATCAGTGCCGTCTGTTAGATGGGTAATGTCACCCCACTCCGAGAACAACGCCAAGATTGAGTCGAAGATTGTTTGTCCAATTTCAACAACCTGCACATCGTTTTCACGACCTTTGTCAGTACGAACCAAGACGTTCAAAAGATATTTCTTCTGAGCGAGGTTTTCCTTCAAGGCTGTACGCTCTTTATCATCGTCCGTATTCGCCATAGCTTGACGAACGGTGGAGCAGATCGCACATTCCTTCTCGTAGGTCTTTTCAGCACACATATAAACAGCATCAGGCTTATCCTGATTCGGATTCACTTTGATAAAGTGCTGACCCCAATCATGCCAAAACTGCTCGCCCTCGCCCGCCCATGACGGAAGGATGCGAAGAACGGTGTCGCCTGGTGGAATCTTAAAAGTACGCATTCCACGCAACTTGTCTGAATTGATCTTTTCCTGCTTCTGACGTACTAGGTCTAGGATGCTTGTCATAATTATTACCTCAAATGTCATTGTTTTTTGTTAGCTTATTAGTTTTTTCTTAATCCTACTAAAAAGATAGTGTGATTGGAGATTAAACCTTTTTGCTGAGTTGGTTCATTACTGCCTGTTTACGCGAATCAAGATCACCACTGATCTCGCTCATTCGTAACTCTCCTGCTCGCTCTTGACGCGAGTCAGCACCAAACTGAATTAGCATGTCGCGTCTGTGACGGAATGCCTCAACAGTGTCGCCCAACAGATTCGCAATCTGACGAGCGTCTAGGTAATTCTTGTGTAATTCGATCATGCGTGGATCGGACTCAATCTCTGATGCGATTTGAGGCTCAGACATTTTGATCTTCTCTTCACGACACTTGGTTCGCAATGCTTTGTCGATGCGAGAGGACATGATCTTGCTGGCATGTTTCAGTTTCTCTTCCTGACGCTCAGCCTGTCTTCGGGCAAAGGCGTAATACGAGAACATCGCCGCCTGCTCCATGAATGCTTTGTCGATTCCTACCGACGTAAATTCAAGGTCTTTTTTAATCTGTTCGATTTCAACAAAGGTTTCAATTTTCATAATGTCGCTCTCAATTCAATAAACTAATTATATAGTGTGTTTGAAACTAAAGATAGCATGGGACTACATCACCACATCAGCTACCTTCAACATGATCTTGTCTAATTCGCCCTGCAAATGCGGTCTGTGGAATAGCATTGCGGGATTAAAGCCATAGATCAGCGTTGCATCAAATTCCTTTGAGTATGTGGACAGTCCGATGATTTCCTCATACGAACCCTTCAAGTCAGGATTCAATGTTCTGCTTGCTTTTGTCCCAAGACAAATAATCACTGGTGGAGAGGTCAATTCGATCTCCTTCTGCAAGAAAGGAAGAAACGTCTTGATGTGTTCGTTGGTGATCTCTTCGTCCTTTTCTTTCCCGCACTTGACCAATGCCGTAATGTAAACATCGTTCATGTTCAGGTTTGCACCTTTCAGAGCAAGTTTGATCGCATCACCAATGTCACCCTCACCCATACGCCCAGCCTTACACTCTTTCCATGTCGGATAGTCAGTGATAATCATCATTTTAGGCTTACGACCGATTCTCGGCATTGGGTAGTCGATCTTGCCGAATGCTACCTCACCCGCTTTCTGCCAAGCATCGAAATTCTCTTGCAGTTCTTCCAGCACGAATGGACTTAATTCAATAATCCGCTCCGCCTTGACCTCACCCGATATTAGGCCAGGCATCAGTATCTTTTGGTCTTTGAGCCTGTCGGGGTGTCGTGCATCCAACGTCTCTGGCTCAAGATGCGCGAACGCTCCAACGAGTCGCAATTTCTCCTGACCTGACTTATTGCACAGTCGTCTCTCGACCTGAGAAACGAAGTGGTCGAATGAAGTAAATCTACCACCCTCTCTGGCTCTCAGAATCGCTCCTGACGCTCTTTCGGACAATCCCTTGATAACTTGAAAGGGTGCGTACAAAACCTGCTTGTCGCGCTTGTCGTCGTATCCAATCTCAAATCTAAAGGTTGACTCGTTGATGTTTGGCGGCATTACAAGAATGTCCAACTTCTCAACGTCACGAATCAGGTTAATCCGCTTATCTTCATCGAGAATGGTCAGTGCGGCTGCGTAAAAAGCAGATGGATACTTTGTCTTAAGGTACATCGTCCAATACGAGATTACGGTGTAAGCCACGGCATGTGACTTGTTGAATCCGTATCCTGCGAACTTCTCAATAATGTCAAACAGGTGCGCTGCCGTATCTTCGTGGATACCCGACGTGTTCACACAACCGTTCACCCATTGCTCACGCATTGCAGCCATTTTAACAGGGTCTTTCTTGCCCATAGCTTTACGCAAGTGATCTGCCTCGGCCATCGTAAACCCTGCGGTGTCACGCGCAATCTTCATTACCTGTTCCTGATAGACAATGACGGAATAGGTCTCTTCAAGCGCAGGTATCATGCTGTCGTGAATGTACTCTGGATCACGGCGACCGCCCTTAATTGCTTTGAAGTCCTCGGTCAAGCCAGAGTCGAGTGGCCCGGGTCTGAACAAGGCAGTCGCAGCGGCCAAATCTTCAAATGTCAGATCAATACCGCCATGATCGGATAATGACGTAAGCAGTCCACGCATACCCGATGATTCAAACTGGAACACACCTGCCGTGTCGCCCCTGCCGAATGCGGCCAACACCTCTTTATCATCAAGAGGCAGTCGCAAGTAGTCTAGTGGAATGCCCTGCTCTTTCAGATAGTCCCGCCCAAGCGTTAGCATGTCTAAGTTAGACAGGCTCAATACGTCTAGCTTGACCAGCCCGAAGTCATCGCAGACTCGCTTGTCCCAATTGACGATAGCATGACCGTCTTTGGTCTGAACAACGCCTCTGTCACGAATAGGAACACCAGCGACAATGACACCAGCAGCATGTTTGCCATAATTTCTCAGATTCCCCTGTAGTTCGATTGCTTGAGCCACTTCTTTTGGGTGCTGTATCGCATAAGCAGAAAGTCCTGCCGTCATCTCCACCGCTTCTTCTAGTCGGTCAGCCTTAATTTGCTTTGATACGCCCAACTCATAGTCAGGAACACCGTTTGCCTTTGAAACGTCACGGAATGAGGATGCGGCACCCAACATGACGTAGTTGGAAATGCCCGATACAAACTCTTCGCCATAAATATCAGACAGCCTATAGATGATTTCCTCTGTTCGGCTACTCATAAAGTCGAGGTCAATGTCGGGTAAGTCCAATCGCTCTGGGTTGATGAATCGCTCGAAAATCAGGCCGAAACGAATCGGGTCAACGTCCGTGATTCCTAGCAGATAGGACACAAGCGACCCACCCGCTGAACCTCGTCCTGGACCTACCATAATATCGTTGTCTCTCGCCCATCTGACAAGCTCCTGCACAAGCAAGAAGTAGCTTTCAAAGCCCATGTCTCGCAGAATGCCCAACTCGTATTTGAGACGCGCAACATACTCAGGTAGCAATTCTTTAGGGGGTTGATAGCCCATCATTGGAGTCATCAGACGCTCTTTCCATCCCACCTTCGCTAACAGCACCAACTCTTGATATGGGTCATCGGCAAGATGCGGCAATGAAATCTCCATTTTGTTCCAAGCATAGGAAAAACGAGACTCCAATTCGCTTGAATTTTTGACCGCCTTCGACAGATGACCGAAAAGTGTACTAGGTACACCTGCTTTCTTGGCCAGGTCGATCACTAGGCGAAGCAAATCGGCTGGCTTAATGATTGAAGCGTCGCCTACTCCGTGTCTTGCCCAAGTCGAATCCACGGTCGCTCTGTTGATGATACAGTCCATCGTTGTTCTGATTTCTTCTGCTCCCGCCATGTGCAGTGTCGGGCGTGACAAAACACACTGTAACCCATGCGTTTCTGCCGTCTGTATTGATCGCTTAAGCGTTGTTAAATAGTAAGCGGTATCAAGTGCTATCAGTTCAACAAAAAGATTGTTAAACGGCTTACAGACGCTTGCCATCCGCGCTGCAATATCATTGTAGGATGCGAGCGAATGCACACCAACTGTATCACCCATCGTGATTACCCAATTCGGCGTTTGGATGGCAGTGATCATTTCCTCAAAGCTGATGCGCGGTTGGTGAAAGAAATGCTCTGAATCATTTGCGTTGGATAGCAGATGTGTCAGTTCCTTAAAACCGTCATTGTTGACCACAAAAATGTTCACAAAGAAGGTGTCGATTAAGGACTTCTTCTTTGGTCGATACGTTAAGTCTTGCACCACAGCAACCGAGACACCATAGATCACTTTCAAATCGGTATCTCTCGCCTGAGAGAACACAATTGGCAGTGCGTTGATGTTGCTAGTGTCGGCAATAGCCAGTGCAGAATACCCCGCCTTCAAAGCGTCATTGACCAACGCTTTAGGCTTATAAATTGATTGTCCAATCGAGAAGTCTGTTTTTCCACCGAATAGAATCATGTTCGTAACCTCAATGTTTTACCTTCTGCTTTGCAGATACCGGCGCCAGTCAAAAGCCCTACAATTGTGCTGACCTGTCCTTCTGTTGTGCGATCATGCCAATTCGGGAAGGCTTCTCTTAATTCTGACTTCAACTCTGCTTTGGTAAACGCTCCGTCTCTTAGCAACATACTGACAGGAACGCTCATAAATTCTGGTGAGTCAGTGATGAATGGATTGACTCCATTCTTGATCACAGCACTCAGGTCAATTCCGTTCCTCAATAGGCTTTCGTATAGCTGCTTTGGCTTCTTTCTCAGCCCTGCTGAGCGAATTGAATTGGCGCTGTCGATCTCAAATTTCGCAATGATGGTCGCTGTCTTTCTTGAGCCAAGAACTTTGCCCTTTACATTGTGCCAACGCAGCAGGTCTCGCACATCAACACCATCGTCTTGCATAGCGAGCAGCTTGCCAACGGCTGTCTTTTGACAGCCAGTTAGCGAGACGCAGGACTTACAAGTTTCAGACTTAGGCCGGCAGACAACCGCCAACCCGAAGCAACCTTTTCCTGTCATTACGATTCAAACTCCTGAGTAGCGGCCTGTATTGCTGCGTCACGTTCCGTCTCTGGAAGACGGTTCGCATAAGCCAATGTGATTCCTTCGATGAAGCTGCCCTTCTTCTTGCCGATCAAAGCCATGTTAGACAGCACTCGGCTACCTATCGGCAGTGAGACTCGACCCTGTTCAACGAGATTCCTGATCTTGTTAGCGAACTTGACCAAGCGGGTAGCATCGTCCTTTCTTAATTTGAGAGACTGAACCAAGATTGCGATCTCACTTTTCTGATCCATCCAAGTCACCCGATGGGTCACAGCAAATCGCTCCATG